TCTCCCATTCTTTCAATTAACTCAGTATAATATTTACGTTGATCAGCGCTTTCATAAGCAATGCTACCCACTCTTGCTTTAAGAGCGTCCAACATATTACCACCAGAGGAACCAATATCTCGTCTTGCTAATTCAAGTTCTCTCTTTAAAAGAGTGTTTAAATTAAATGGATTTTCTACTGAATCAGTTGGAGTTCCTCCCATAATTCCAGAAGTTCTTGCTATTATCTCAAGTGCTTCTTCCTGGCCAAGAAGTAAGCTTCCTCTCATTCGTCCGCCTGTTTTAGACATTAATAAAGCGTCAAGGCCTTCTAATTTTTCTCCCCCTGCTATTCGCAAAATTAAATCACTTGGATCATATACTCTTTCTACTTTTGCTCCTGCAGGCATTTTTGAAATAGCTTCTGATATTTCATCTGCTTCAAATGAGACAGTTCTTGGAGAAAGTTGTGACGCAACTCTTTTTGGAAGCTTCGAAAGATAAGTGCCGACTTTTTCATTATCTCCAGTAGCTACTGCTTTTAAAAACTTTTCAACAAAACCAGCTCTAAAAGTTTGTACCCCTGCTGCTGTTTTTAACATTGATTGTTCGAGCGCACTTAATGGGACATCATCTCCAGCAATACCATAAGAAAATACCTGGACTCCTTCGTCGGTAATATTTGTAAAACCAGGGAATCTTGTTCGGTATACGCTACTTGGATTTAATATTGATTCAAGAACTTGCGGTTTACCTTTCCAGTTATATAATAAAAATGTTCCATCTATTTGTTTTCCAGCTAATCTACCAAGCCCTAATCTTTCTAGTTGTGCAGAAGACGATCTTCCAATGAATCTATTTATAGCAGTAACTTCGCTTTCTAAAGCAGATGCGCCTGTGCGTCTTTCTAATCTTGTTGCAGTTGGCCCTACTCTTCTGAATTCAGAAATATTACTTGCGTATATCTCATCAGTTGCTGCATTGAGGTTGCTATAGGTTTCGCCACTAAGTTTATTAACTATAGTCCCATCATCGTTAACGGTCAGCATTGAGTATGCTGGGTTTCTTGATAGAACCGTTCTTAATGCTCTTACCCTATCGTTAATCATATACTAAAATATTCCTGCTGAAATGTTAATTGATGATTGGTTGCCATAACTTGGTACCGGTGTAACTGATCCGCTTATATTAGATCTAGACATGATCATCCTTAGTCTAGCTGCTACAGACTGCTGGCTTTCTCCTGCTCCAAACATTGGGTAGCTTGGATTGGTTAAATTCGCTTCACGAACCTGTTGTGGATAGTAACCCATTTGAGACATGTTAATTCCCATAGATTGGCCTATTTTTATTTTAACATGATCCATATTAGTATTTGGGTGCCAACCCTCCCAGCTTAAATCTGGTAATTCATGTCTTGTAAAATATTCTGCTAAATCAGGCTTTTCCTCGACTGGCATTCCCCATGCTGCTTGGTATATTCTTCTTTCAAGTCTTGGTGCAGTGGATAGGATTCTTTCTCTTTCCTGCACTGGAGCATTAATCATCTCTTTGAAGTGCTCGCGTTTTCTTTTAGGTATTGCTAGCGATAGTGTATCAACAGAACTTCCATATAAGTCTGCACCATACATTGTTCTTTTTGCCGCTTGACTAAATTGATTTGCTGCAGCCATATCACCAGCTTGAGCAGCTTCTGTGGCTAAAGATCTATTCTTAACATATGTTAATATATCTGTATATTCTTCAAGAGCCATCTGTTTTTTTCGTTCTTTTGGTATAAATCTTTCACCAGTAAACATCTCTTTTGTATTTTGATATCCAGAATATGCCATACCAGTGGTCAAACCAGCTACTGCAGCAAATGCCCTTTCTTTAGGGCCCTTACCAAACATTGCTCCAATTCCAGCTACAACTAACCCACCTGTTATAGGATTTCTTTGAGTAGATTTATAATAAATTGGTTTTATGAAGCCTTCAATTGGGCTGCTCCATTCGGGAAAAGAGTTTCCATAAACGTTTCTTCTTTCCCAATCCTCTTGCGCTGTTCTATTTGGGAAAAATTTTGTGTTTATAAATGTATCTCTGTGTGCGAGATACTCTCCCATTTGACCAACTGCTTTTGCAGATCTGCTTATTCCTAATTCTTCTGCTGTTGAATACTTATACTTATACGGAGTAAAATTATTTCTTTTTGTAGTTTCTTCTATTTGACCTCTTATGTCTTGAACTGCAACTCTTTCAGCTGGTTGAAGATTACCTAAGTTTAAAGTTCTATTTAACTGTCTAAACTGTCTAGAGTATGGCGCTACGTCTCCTAAGATATCCAATTGGGTTACTTGATTTGAATAATCTGTTCTTAATGGATTAAGTCTTTCGTAAGCAACACCTGGAAGTCTTAGTTCACCTTCTTGGACTTTTGTAAATGGATCTCCTGTTTGAAAATTAGTAAAATAATCTGAACCAGGCAAGAATGGGTATTTCATGCCCATTGTATTTCTTATTGGGTTTAGATAAGAAATATCTGTTCTTTCTTTGGGTACAAATCTTCTAACTATTTCAGATAATTCCAAAGAAGAATCAGAAGCTGGTACGTCACCAAGACCACCAAGATTTAGATCCCAAAATGATCTAGTGCTTCCATATGCTTTTGCGGATGATTGTAGAACTGCTTTATTTGGTTGCAAATCTCCACTGCCAAATCCAAATGTTTCTCGAAGAGAGGAAAATCCAAATCCATAAATACCAGCCATTTCTTGCATTCTGTACCCAAGTTCAGACTTCTGCATTTGTAGGCTGTTGCCCATAATTGGGGATCCAGAAGGAACAATAGCTGGAGGTATAAATCCTGGTACTGGTGGAGGACCATATTGAACTGCGTTTAAATACCCTTGATTATTTTTTGCTATTGTATTAAAAGAAATATTTCTTGCAGTATTTAATGGTGCTATATCAGAGGCCATACTTGAGTTATAAGAGCCCATTTGCATTCCTACTGCACCTGAGCTGAAATTACCAATTGATGCGCCTGCTGGGCCTCTACCGCCATAGCCTGCAGTTAAACCAGCGCCTGAGGCATAGCTAACTCTACCGGAGGATAATAGTCCAGTTGGGTCAAAAGCTCCTTGATCTCCTGCTGGAACATATTGGGCTAGGGCATTAGAAGTCTCTTCTTGATGCATTTTGACTGACGGCTTTAACAGACGCCCAACTGTCATATTAAGTGCTGGAGTTAGTGGCCCAAATGGTCCAGTAAAATATTCACCTGTTACTGGATATGGCCTATCAAAATAATGTTCTCTTTCAAATCTATAGGGATCTAAAGGTCTTAATGGAGAAAAATCATATCCATAAGCCAATCTTTCAAGAGGAGCACCGTAGGCATCTGGAGTATAGACGCTTCCGGATTGGAGTCTTCTATAATATGATGGTCTGTAATACTGGACTTTGCCACCACCAAACGGAGTAGTTCCAAGTGGCCAAAATCTTCCCTGCCTTATGGGTACTTCGCCCTCAAGTAGCTGTTGTTTCTTTTCTTGATACCCCATTCCTCCTGGCACTGCGCCAGAAATAGCTGACTGTACTTCTACTGCTCCTCTTGCTGCTTTAGTCAAAAAGTATGGAGAGTATACTCTTTCTCCTCTTTCATCTTTGGGTTGCGTGTATCCACCGATTGTTCTATCTGCAGTTACTGCTGTGACTCCCAAGGCATATATTGGGAGGGCTCGTTTCCCAACGATGCCTGCTGTAAAGAATGATAGCGGACTACTATATTTATCTGCGTCTAAACCTAAACCAACTGTTCCAAAGTATCTATTTAGTCTGCTTGATAAATGTATTGCTGGAATTGACGCCGCACTAAAAGTGCTTGGAGAATTATAACTTGTTGCGCCTAAAACATTCCCCAAAATACCTTTCATACTTGCTTGTCCAGATACTGCTCTGTCTAGCAAAGTTCCAAATGTAGGAACAAACGTTTGTCCGGCGTTTCCAAGTGGGTTTACTGCATCATCTGAAAGCTCATATGGTGCAGCTCCGAAATTTTTTCTGAATAAAGGTCTTACCAATGAAGTGAAACGACCAGTTCCAGCAGCTCCTACGTTTGCAATTGTTTGTGTTCTAAAAGGTGTTAATAACCTTTGCATTGCCCCAGAGAAAACGGGATCACTGCCTTGCATTCTAAACAGTGAATTGATTGCTTGGCCTTGATTATAGCCAAATTGCAGTGTTGGATTATAAGTTTGAAAAGATATTAAATCAAAAACATTTTCAAGAGCAGCGGCTCTAGCTTCTGATAATTGTTCTGCCGATATTTGTCCAGTTGATTTAAGTTTGGATAGTACTTCTTCTATCTTCGCCGCTATTTGACCTGGTTGTCCAGCATAATCATCATACGCCTTAATTTCAATTAATACTTTATTAATTGCGTTTTTTAAATAATCTTGTCTTGTATTAATTGTTGGCGATCTATGCCTTACAACATCATCTGCAAGTCTTCCAGATTCCTCCATCATGTTTCTAACAAAGTTCATTGCCCTTGTTAGACTTGAGGTATCTCTACCAGATGCTCTTAAGCGACTTGTAGTGGCACTGTATATATTTTCTAGACTTGTTACTGCTTCTGGTAAATCGGTATTTGAAATCTCACTAAGTCTTACATCAGTCCCTCTAATATTTAATCTTCTTAAGTCAAGGTCTTCTTCTAGAGCCTTCATTACTCTTAATGGAGTTCCACGCCTACCGGTTTGAACTCTAAACGCATCAAATGCTTCCCTAAGCTCTTTATTAGAGTACTTAATTGCGCCTGTTTGATCAATTACTCTTGCTTCGCCAGAAGATAAATCAACACTTAGTGTTCCACCTCTTCTATCAGTTCTGACAGATCCTTTTGCTAATAATTCTGAAAAAACAGTTGGATTTTTTATATCTGATTTTCTTCTTGTAAATCTACCAAATTTTCTAATCAGTGAACTTGGTTGTTCTTCGTCTATATCAAAAGCTGCTTTAAACTTTTCAAAAAAACTTCTTCTTTCTCCAGTTATAGCGCTAGTTCTATCTTGCTCACGACCAGTGGCTAATCTAGCTGCAGAAGAAAATATGTCTGTTTCAGTTGAGGAAAATCTCTTATATAATCCAGGCGTTTGCTTTATACTTGTTGCGCCAAATTCTTCTGATGTAACACCAAATAGTTTTCCAACATTTCCAAATAAACCATTTCTTTGGTTTACCCAGGCATAGACGTCTGGTCTATCCATAACTCCAGACAAGAAGTCTTGTCTTGAAGTCCCTGGCATGTACTGTATTTCTTTTAGTTTATTTATTCCTCTTGGACCACCAAAGCCCATCATTTGGAGAGGATTAAATTTAACAACTGGTATTCCATAGCCTTCAGTCAATGAATCAATAAGGTTACTGAAACCAGATCTCATTCTTGTTGTATCTACAACTCTTCCACTTGCAGTAGAGTAAACTCCAGTTAATCCCGAATATCCTATTGTTCTAGATACTGGGTCTTGACGAGCAACCTGACCAAATATTCTTCTTGCTTCAGCTTGAGTCTCTGTTGGGAATGCATTAAAAACGCCTTTGTCAAAGGCTTCATCTATAGATATTTGTCTTAAACCAAAAATATTAAATCCACCAGGGCTAGAAGCTGGTGTCATCAATTTTTTATCTACTAATAAACCTTTTAATTGCGAAGCGTCTCTTGCGTTTACACCTCTTTTAGCAAGTTCTCTTGCAATAAAGTTATCAGAAGTATATGAACCATCTGCCTCTACAAGTTTTATATTATAAGTTTGAGCTACTTTTCTAGAAAGAAAGCTCATTCTATCTGCGCCTAATGGACCTCTAAAGTCTTCATATCTAGCTTTTTGTGGCTTACCAATTGCATTAGCGTGAGGAATAATTACCTTTTTTTCAAATTCTTTAAACGCTAAAGAACCGCGTTCAGTAAGAACTTGTCGATAAGCTTCATTAGTGAATTGGGCATCTGCTTCACCAAAAGCTCCTCGTAATTTTTCTGCTGTGAAATTTTCTGCTTTTCTTCCTAAATCTTTTCTAGCTCTTCTTGTTACGGCGTCAAAAAAATCTTCGTCTGTTTCTACATTGATTTTTCTAATTCCATAAGTGATTCTTTCTGAAATATTTTTGCTTCTGCTAAATGGGTTAAGAAGACCTTTGACTTCTATTTGTCCGACAAAATCAGCAGCTGTTTCTCGGTCTAATCCTCTTCTAACTAATGCCTGTTGTACAGTGTTTAGGTAGGCATTGTTTTCATAGGCCTTTGTAAAATCTCCTGGTTTTAAGACTCTACCTGTTGGGTCAACTAATGACCTAGAATCCAGAGAGTCTTGTACTAAAGATGCAAATCTTCCAGTGTGTTGTCTTTTAAGATTTTGTATTGTTGATGATAGTATTTCTGCTGCCCTAGTTGTACTTCCTCCAGAGCTTCTTAGTGCCTCGTCAAAAGAAATTGCTCCAGATACAACATCGTATGCGTTTCTTGCATTTTTAAATTCTTTTTGGAACTGTCTAGCTCCGTACTGTCAAGCCTCTTAAAGATGGTATTGTGTCTACAAATCCCTTGGTAGCTTCATCCACTCCTAATATATTTCTTACCCCACGCCTGGTGGTTCCAAGATCAATTTCTGCGCCTGTGGTATTTTTAAAACCAAATAAATAACTTCTTGCTGCCTTAGCCGCAGATCTAAGTTTTCCTTCAGAAGAAAGCTCTGAGGCCGCTCTTGCTGCAGATGCTCCTCTTCTAGCTTGATGTAACGCAAAAACAACACCACTTTCTTGCCTCTGCGCTTCTTGGAAAGACGTGTTAAATGCGTAACTAGCAGAAGTACTTATTCTTGTTGCTTGGTTTACTATTTTTTCAGCGTCTTGACCAAAAGAAGTAAGGATTGTTTTTATATCAGCTATTTTATTTGCTGTTTTTAATTGGTTTGAACTTAGTGGTAATGGAAAATCTTGGTAAGGAGCGCTAGCTAACTGTTTTAATCTACTAAAAGAAGCACCTGCTGCGGCTTGCGGGCCAATAAAAGTTGTTATATTTATTGTAGACTGTTTAACAAAGTCTGTTATAACATCTACTGGATTATACCAATTTACTTTTGGCCTATCATCAGAATTACCAAATAGTGGATCTGTTAAACCCCTTTGTACAACATAGGTTGATGGTAACATCAACCCCAAACTTCTTGTGTGCCTTACAAGATTTGATTGTAGTTGATCTTTATAGGCCCACTCTGCAACGGGTTGACGACCTGCGGCAATCGCTCTAAATTCATTTCTTGTCATCCACATTGAACCATCAGAAACATATTCTGGTCCAACTAATCGAGTCAGTTGTGGCTTAATTACTCCTCTATCGGCATTTTCATATATTAGTCTTGCATAGGGATCAACGCCGTCGTCAATATAACGATTTATTCCTTCTAGCTCATCAAGCGTTTTTCTTATTTGCCCAGCTGTTTCTACAAATCTTCTTCCCAGCTGAGAACCGCTATCTGCGGTTTTTTGTATCGTTTTAGCTAACTTGACTCCACCTTTAGCAAAAAGTTTTGAGGTAGCATAGCTTGCAGCAAGAGTTGCTGCCATTGTTGAAACAAATTTGATAATAGGCTTATCATCAAGCGCACGAGCAATAGCCCCACTATTTGGGTTTGCCCTTTTTTCTTCAGAAGCGGAAGTGGGTATATCACGAGATGTCAAGCCATAGCCTATATTCGTGAGAGACGTTTTATCTCTAAACAAAACTGTTTACCCTTCTACTATCTGGCCCCCCAAAGCTTTTGTGCAATTGGGTCTTCATAAGTTGCTTCGCCATCTTTTCTAGATTTATTATATCTTTGAGCTTTATCTTCAAGTTTTCTCTGTTCCTCTTCTGGATCAATTAACTGAAGTATTACATTAGTTGGCTCTATCGCTAAAATGCTTTGTTTAATTTCTATTATTTTTTCAGATAAAGCTACTTTTTCTGCTAACTTTGAATAAGTTAAATTATCTAAATCTTCTGGAGAATACGTAGTTATAGTACTGAGTACAAACGCTTTCATGAGGCTTCTTACCTCAGAGGCTTGTTGCCTTTTTTCTTCTAGGATTCTTTTTGCTCTTGATGGAGAAGAAAACCCAGATTCTTCTAAAATTTCATCAGCTAAAGATGAAATTAAGCCAGCCGGATATTTATCCAGATCCATATTTTCTGGATAAATTACAGCTGACTTAATTATTAAATCTTCAATTTCTGTTCTGCTTTCGCCCGAAGATTCATATTCTGCTATTTTGTCAAACTCTGAAAATGTAAGTTCGCGAAATACAACTACTTCTTTTCTCAGATTTGTCTGAAAAATAGAACCGTGTTTATTTTTTAATTCATAAAGTTTTTCGGGCTCAAGCATATCATTAGAGCTGTCTTACTTCTAGTGCCAAGAATCCAGAAGCTTCAAGAACTTCTTGGGAAATAAGCGAGGGCAGACCTGCCATTTCTGATATCAAGGACTGTTTATCATATGATGGGTACAGTATGCATACTTCCGCTATTGCTTCTTCGTTCCAGAGATTGGCCTCTGATTGTGTGAGTTGTCCAGCTTGCATAAGCTGTTCCATTTTCTTAAATAGATTTTTATACTCTAAACGAGTTAGAGTTCTCCATGCGATGTGTTTATCATAACTAATAGAAGTTACATAAACATCGCCATGTTCTTTTTTCCAAGCTTTTATTTGACCTGCAGTTGGTCCATTTGGCCAAACAAGCTCATCATCTGGAATATCTTCGATTCCGACTGATTCTTCTTGCTGCACTGGTTCACTTGCTTCTACTACAGCTGCATAATCTGCTTGTACTTCTTCTGCTATTTCTGGTGCATCTTTAACTACAACTTTTCTATTTTCAGTCATATAGTCTCCTCATTGGAACATTTTATTTAACAATTATACCACATTTTTACAAATCATATAGTCTAGCTAAATCTTTTCTTGTAGTAAGTTCTAATTCAGTTAATTCATCTGGAACTGTATTTGTGGGTGTCTTTTTAATTTGCTCTTCTTCATTGATTGCAACTTGTGCGTTTGGCGGATTCTTTCTTGTGCCATCAGAAATATACATATCTCTAGCTATGAATTGATATGATTCAAGCAATGGGTTTCCACCGGGTTGATAAGCTGTACTCATAGAAGTTAAATGGATACTTTGTAAAATAATATCCATTGGTGTAATATTTTTTTGACTTAATCTATCATTAAAATCTAAAGACATCAATCTATCTAACATATCATAATTTTGATCACTTGAAGTCCCTTTATTTCTTGCTACTGTAGTTAAAGAACCTTCTTGAGATCCATACTTAACAACAAGATTAAATGGTGGGTGAGCGCTGAATATATTCCTATCATCAGATCCTTTTGATTGATCAGAACTTAATCTATCTAGCTGGCTATTAGCCCAGTATTTTTGGATATTCTTATCATCTTCTTCACCCTCTTTGTCGCTTCTTAAATATGATTGCATTTGAGATGCTGGTTGATTAGAATAAAACGAAGCTCTTACGTCGGCTGCTTTAGAAAGCAAGTCTCTCATTCTTCCAGGGTATCTTGTATAGACTATCATTTCACCACTAACAATTCGTGTGCCGGTCATCATAACATCATAATTATAAGACCAAAACCCGTACAATGGCGCTTTTTGTTGAGTTATATTAAAAGCAAATGAAGCTATCTCAAGCTCATCTCCTGGATCAAATAGCCCATCTATGTAGACTTTAACATCTTCTCCAGTAAAAAAATAATCATAATAATTATTAAATTTATTTGTATCGTCTGTTTTGCCAGCCCACTTTAGGTCTATATCTGGATGCAGCGGATCAAAAGAATCTGGCATTATCAACGAATATGAGTCACCGTCTTTAGCTAACTTAAATTCTGGCGGAAGATAGGAGCTAAATGGTCTAAATGGCTTTCCTATAAGTCTGCCGTTTGGGTCTGAAACACCTGCCATATTATTCGGGCTTTCTTATTTTGTCTATGAATCTAGTATATTCTAACATTTTTTCTTCAGTATAATAATTATTTTGTCTATCTTTATAGACTGCGCTTTCTTCACTACCCAACAACATTGGATCATAATCCATCGAAATCATTGGCTGAATTCCTCTAGCCATAAAAGTATACGTCTGTTCAGTTATAAGGTCATCTACAGACATTGTTTGGCCTTCATCAACTATAGTAACACCATATATCTTCATTTTTGCGCCAAGACCATACTCATTAAAAAATGTTAAAACAATGTCAAAAGGTGGCAGCATGTCTGCTAAAGGTGCAAAAAATAAACCAGTCTCAGCCATTATGTGTCTATATTCTTTTATTCTATAGAAGGCGTACTCGTTAAATACGGTAAAAATTATAGACCCTGCTATTGTTCTGCCGCCCTTAACAAACCCTCTTGGGTTGACATGTCCAAGTGTTCTTACTGGTGAATTTTCTCTATGTATTGAATAAGATATCGTTTGAATTTCAGCTAATTCTAAAACATCCATAGACTGGATTGTCCCATTAACTCTATCTATAGAAGGTATAACCATTGTTGCAGAGATATCTGTGCCTGCAAAAGACATATTTGAAAAAGGATCTGGCAGACCTTTTTCTGCTCTTATTTGTGATATTGGATCATTTTCGTAAAGACTTGATCTTCTGTGATATGGACCAAAGTCATACTTTGCTACTTTAGAATCAATTCTTTCCATCTTATCCTATCTTTGTATATAAAGTAATATGGAGGATCGGAGCTTCCCCCGTCCTCCATATTCACTTGCTACTAAAAGTTTAACTTAAATTAAGGTCTGATGATCTTTGGATTTAAGCCAGCTTCAGAAACAGCATCTCTATTGATAATGTCTCTGAGGTCACCGGTGTTAAACTTACCGTTTGCGAGTTGGTCTGTTGTGATTCTGTACATTGGACCAATTTCTCTTGCAACATAGGTCATAGTTTCTTCAATGACGATGTCATCCATTGAAGCACCTGATCCTTCGTTAAGAAGTTCTACGCCATAAATTGAACGTACAGCTCCTTGACCATATTCGTTTGCAAAAGTTATTGTAATGTCAAATGGAGGAATTTGGTCTGCGTAAAATGGGACTTGAGAAACAATGTCAGAATCCTGTGATGAGAACTCTGCAATGCCGCGCTTGTGCCCAACGTCTCCTGGAAGAGTGTTATGTCTTCTAGTGTAGAAAAGCTGTGGGTTATCTTTTTGGTGATTAGATTCCAACATTTGGTAAAGAGCTGGGCGATCAAATACTGTGAAGATCAATGAGCCAGCAATACCACGCTTTCCTCTTGAGAACGATCTTGGGTTTGGTGAACCCATTGTGTAGATTGGAGCCTTTTCTCTTGTTACAGAGAATGTGATTCCAGAAAGAGCGCCTATTTCAATGCCACCAAATGTAGCAACGATATCAGCACCAGAAAATGTAGTATAAGTATTGAGATACTTATTTACGGGACTATCGTAATAGTCTGAACCAGCCATATTATACCCTCCTAATTCGGTATATTATTATATGTTTATAGTGTTATTGCGACTTGAACTTCAATGTTCTTGAGTTCAAACGCTGGTGTGAGCACGAGGTCAACAAACGCCTTGTTTTCAGCTGGCAAGTAACTTACGGTGAAGTCACTGTCCAGCAAGGCACCTACTTGTTGCATGCCACGTAGTGCAGAAGTTATAGCGGTTTCCATTGAATTGCGTGTCTGCAATGTGGATGCCTCGCCAACAAACTTCGTGCAAACTTGTCTAACTAGAAGAGCTGCTTCAGTTACAATTCTCATTGTTGAGATTCTTGTGTAGTCTGAAGTTGATGCTGCCATTGTTAGTCCTTCAACAAACACTGGTATCTTATTGAAATTGAGAGCTATAAAGTTAACTCCAAGATCTGAAAGAGCTGTTTGTTGTGTTCTTGTTGGGTTATATCTAAGAGCGGCGACATTATAAGCTGTCTTGTTAACTGGTGAAGTGAATGAAGACATTCTGCTAATTGCTGCTGCAAATGTTGTTGCACCATTTGAATATCCCCAATCAGATGGATAGTTGACTGGCTTAAGCTCTGAAGCAATAACTACGACGTGTCTGCCAACTTCTTCCATTGAACCTGAATCTCTGCTAATTAGGTTAGCAGGACCAGCACCTGAGTTGTATAGGTGTGAAGAAACTTGTGAAGGTGTCATGAATTCAGATGTTCCAACGTATGGCTTTGTTCCCATTACTGCAAAGCATGCGTGTGAATTTTCTGAAATATCTTTTACCTTTAACGCAACTTTGTAAGCCCAGCTAGCTGAACCTGTTCCGTTGTTTGCATAAAAACCAAATGCTGGGTCATTACCAGGAGTTGCTGGATTTTCCCATTCGTCTGGATGGCTACCACGTCCCCAAGGAACAATAATGTCTGGCTGTGCTGCTTCAGCTGCTTCAAAAGCGGCTTCAAAAACATCACCACCACCGGCTGCTGCATATGACGAACTTGTAATCGCACCTGTTGAATGATTGAATGAAGAATCAGATGGGAGAGGAACAATGAATATTCTTTCTGCTCCTCCTACGAGAAGTTCAAAATAACCTCTGTGGACATCAGAATCTTCACCAAAAGCGGTGATAACATCTTGTTCACTTGTAGCCTGAACCACATCAAGATCTTTTACATTACCTGTTCCATCAGCAGTTCCTCTTTGTGCGATAAGAACAATTCTTGGGCCAACTGGAATATCTTGGCGCGAGATGCTGTAAAATCTATCTTTAATTACTGTTTTTACACCTGGTAGAGCCATTAGCTTTTAGACCTCCGCTTGCAGCATACTTATGTTTACTTCATGTATATAGTAATGGGTCTAATTTCAAAACAAAGCACAATACTTATGAATCTGGTGTAGCTGATTGATTTAAATCAATAATGTTTAATTCAGTCCCATCATATGTTGGTGTAGATCCAAGGTAAAAATCGTCCCAAATCTCTTTTTCAACAGCCATATATCTACGTACGTCAATGACGATCTTTTCAATTGTTCCCACTTCCATACCTATAAGCTTTTCGGTTGTTAGCATGTAGGTTACAGTTCTTTTATTAACATCTGTAGCGTCTCGGTTTTCCTCTGAATCGGATAATCTTCTGGCATATACTAATTCAGAAGCCCCTAATCTTTTAAAAACTGGGGTATACTCGAGCATAAAGTCTTCGAATGTTTCAATTATCTTTTCTGCTACTTCTGGGCCAGAATATCTACTTGATGAACCTTTTAATTCTGCGGAATCTGCCTTAGTTATCACTGTAAAAGATACTATATTTTGAAATCTTTGACCAAAAATAACTATGTCTTTTGCAGGCGATACTCTACTTCTAGGTTTTGGCTCTACTGAATGCGCCCTTCTAAGCTCAAGACCATAAGCGATCACTGGGTATTCTGCGTAGTCTCCATTTTGAACTGGCTTTATTTTAATATTTGGATATGCGTTTTCCCACAATGCTTTAACAGCAGAAATAAATTCAATGTATGTTAAATTTCCTTGGGCTTGAAGTGGAGGAAGATTGCCAGATAATCTATCAAAACTTGCTTCGTTTATTCCTGGTGTTGGAAATATTGGATAATTTTGTGGCATTATGCGCCTCTTCCTGAAGCTACGTTAAAAGATATTTCTCTCAAGGTTCTAGATGATACTAGGGTTATATTGAAATATATCTTTCCTTTTTCTTTTTTGTCTGCGTACATATCTAGACTGTAGTTTCTAATTATATCATTAATTTTAAGAAAATTTAATAAAGCTTCTACTTTTGTATTAATTTTTGAATATCCAAATTTTCCTATTGAATTTTTACCTATTGCTTGAACCTCAGATATGACCATAGCAGCTAATCTTACGTTGGATGAATCTTTAAATGACTCACTTATTGATTGAGTAAAATCTCCGCTTATATAAACATCATATGGGCCAGCAAATCTTCTTGATCTACCGCCTTTAGTCGCACAATTTATCCCTTTATCATTTAAGGATTTTACTTGTGATGTTGTTAAATCTGTTCCGAATGCAGAAAGTGCTGAAGAAATTTTTTGATTGCTTATACCAAAATTTACCTGAGTTGATGCTAACATACCAGCTGTTGCTGCGGCTAAAGAAGAGCTATAGCTTAGTTGCATTTGCTTGTGCGAAAATATAGCTTCACCATAAATTAAAACCAAATACTTACCAGTATCTTTAGTTATAAATCCATTTGAATCAATAGTAGTTTCTAGCTCAAAATCTTTAGTTAATAACGTTGTTACATCTGCTGAATTTATGCCGTCATTTCTTGATCCCAGCACTCCTATTACAACCTCTCCACTATCTTGCTGCACTTTGTTGCAAAAATTAGCGAGCTGTTTAGCAAAGTTGACTGTGCCAGTATTAATCATACTAGCTTCTAGGGGCACAACAAAGTCTATAAAATCGTACTGCTGTAGTAGGTTATAGCATATCGATAAACTATTATAATACAGTTCATAAAAAGTAAATGTATCATTTACAGTATCCTTATATTTTGCAGTATTTCTTTCAGAAACTTTTTCTTCATATTCATTCATATAACCAGCGGACATAATATAAATATCTCTTGCCCCACAAGTGTATGCGTCAAATACTCCCCTAAGTAAAGGGGAATTAACATCAGCTCGCAATATATTTACTGCTTCTTGAATAGATGTTATTTTTTTTATTCCATAAGGTTCTATTGCATTTGTATGACCGATTAGTACGATGTTATTGGTGTCAAACTGATCTACGGGTTTATAAATTGATTTTGAATTTACTGATAAACTTTTTCCAAACATAGAGTAATCTGTTTCAGAAGTAGCGACAACTGCTTTGGCTTGCAGCGCATGTTCTTTAATATTTGCTACTCCATTTAGTTTTGAACTTATTTCAACAACATAAGTTCCATCAAACAAATTGTCTGGAATTTTTATTTTTAGATAAAATGATCCTTCAGACAATCTTTCTAAATAATCTGTTGAGCTAAAATTTTGTGTATATCCTGGACTTGCTGAAGTGGCTGATTCTATATCATAAATATAAGGGCCTAAAATAACTGGTCCAACTCCAGCAAAACCTCTTCTTAAAAAGACTGTAATATTTGTTTCCGGATCGACAAATTCATAACCAGATTTATATGTAAATGGTATTTCTACGAATTGTCCAGGTGATACTATTAACATTTTTAACTCGCTGGTTCTTCCTTTGTTGCTCCACACATCCAGTATTCAATTTTTCCATATCTTCCTCTTACTGGATAACATTCCTCAAGAACATAGAGTACGTAGTCTTCTAAAAATGAAAGAGAACCCTCATAAATTCTATCACCGGATTTTGGATTAATTTCTGCTTCAAAATAGTATACTCTATCTGAATTTATAATTACTCCTTCATTTTCTTCTTCTTTTGAAGAAGCGAGATATCTTGATGCTGCAGTTACGTGTCTTGTAGTAACTCTTTGTAATACATCAGAATATAAATTATCATCAGACAATCTTCTTTGCAGGAGAACGTCATGACCCCATTCTTTTAGGATGTTTCTAAAAACTCTTTTTGTATTAATCATACTGGCGCAGTCTTCTGTCTGGCATTGGGTCATCTTGTTGTAATGGTTTTTTGCCTGGTCCATACAGTTCTTTGTCAGACAAGTAAATTAATTGGCCAGTTTGTGGGTCAAGTGTTTTACCTGAAGTTGCAATTCTTTTATTTGGTAGATTTTTAGGTTGTACACCCCTCATTGAAACTTTCTTTGCTAAAACTTCTCTTCTCAAAGAAGCAGCTATTTGACACCAGGTTGTTGCGTTAGATCTAGTTGCAATTGTTCTCGGTGCAGATCTATTAGTAATTTCGAGATCAGCAAGTTTGATTGAAAGTTCATCATCCCCACCAAAACCATAAGTTCTACTTAGTTCGCAAGCAGAAGCAGCTTTGATATATTCCAAAATTACAAAAGGAAGAGTTGAACCATCTTCATTTCCACTTAAACCATAAATCTCTTTTACTTCTAAAGAATAACGATAAATCATTTCTCCTATTTCAATCAAAGATGCGTCAGGAAAAATAGAAACTAATTCTTCTGGGTCTAGATAAAGAGGAGATAGATCTGGAGCAAATATAATAGTTTCATCTGCTCTTAAGGTTACTGTAGGCTTATATTCAGTAGTTGTAGTGTTTGCGTAAAGCGTTAACTTAGATACTATGCTGCTTCCGGTGTCTGTTGTGCCAGTAAAAGTTACGGTATATGTATCTGCTTCAGTGGGAGTAAAGTCGTAATAATATTCTGATCCAGAAAGAAGTGTCGCTGAAGTATTTACTATCGTCTCTGCATCAGAGTTTTTAACTACTACCTGTACAGAAACTATGTCGGCTTCTACCTGAGCGCCACCTTCGTCCTGATCAAGGAACTTAACCTTAAGTCTTACGCTATCATTGACTAAAACATTGCTAACGGACATTTTGTCTCCATTTAAAATAATTATACTTATTTATAGTAAGTTCTTTACGCAACTATCGTAATCTCAGCTTCACCCGTTAAAGCTATAACAGTCGCACTTGACAGTGCACTGACTTGCTCATCTAAAGCCTGAACTGTAATAATCCCATCTACTGACCTGTCTATGCTGACAACAGCTATAGTTGTAAAATTAGAAAAATCTTGATTTGTTGGATAAAAAAAGGTTACATTATTTACAATAATCGGATTTAAAATACTTGGTGCGTTTATAACCAGAGTTCCGTTATAGGTGTAATTTGAACTATACGCGACTGGCTGGTTATAGAGCATGTGTTTTCCTTTGGATTATGTCGTTATAGTAATTAATTTAAAACTCTAATCCAGCGTCTTTTTTTAGATTGGGTAACCATATTCTTCCATCATTTTCAGATGCATTATCGGGTGTCCCATATAAAAATGCGCCCAAATATGCTACTCGTTTTCCGTGTGTCACTGGACTAACCTCATGGGTTCCAATATAATTTGTTGGGTATATAACTGCAGAACCAGCTTTTGGGGAGTGTATGAAATTTGCGTATTTAAACTTTATTTTTCCACCGATATAGTTAAAGTTGTTTAAATCCTCTTCATCATCTACACTATCATTCAAATAAATATTAACACTTACATTTGAATGCTTAGCGTATTCGTTTCTGAGTGGTTTACCATACTCGTATGCCATTTGATCATCACAATGAGGGCCTATATGTTGCCCATTAGAATATGTGGCTATGTGTCCAGCCATTCTCCACCAGCAAACTGTTGCTGCTTCAGGGTACATTTTGCAATATTCAACAAGTATTTGGTACATCAAATTTTCTAAAGTTTGAATAAAAACTTTTTCTTCTGGCTTGACACCCCTACCATTAGAAAGGCAAAGTGTGTCAACAAATCTTTCTGGAGCTAAAGAAACCTGATCTATATCAAATTTAAAGCCAGTTTTATTTATAGCGTACTTAACGCCATTTTCCTCAACATAAGTAAATGTCTCTTCTTCTGCCTGCTTTAAATAATTAATATAATTAAAAAGAAAAGTTTGGTCTATATCAATGGCGTTCTCTACTAGGCAGACGCCGCTTCCTTTGTTAACCATGTTTATATTGCTAGGCATTGTTCTCTACTTTAGTATTTTAATAATAGGATGATTTAGTTACTGAATATTGAGTTGATGATTCATTATAACCTCTTTGAATCAAGTGATTTTGATAATCTTTTACGAAATTTGGCATGTACACATTTGTTGCATACTCTGCAATTTCTGGATTTAAATTAGGATCTGCTACATTTTCATTTACTTCTGGATTTGGTGTTCCTTGACTATACCAACCTAAATAAGAGTATCTGATCCCTTTTTTAACTGGCAAAACTTCATGTGCAGCAGTATAAGATGCGGGAAAAAATATCAAATCACCTTTTTCCGGCTTTATATCTAGGTCCATATAATTAAAATAGTGATGTCCACCTAAAAAGTTTTTTCCGTTTAATTCTTCTTCTGAATCTACCGAATCATTAAAATACATTAAATTTGTTACCGTACTGCGCATAGCCAGTTGGTCTGTTGGTGTCCATACTCCATAGATGTAGTCGGTGCTAATGTCAGAATGCGATCCAAGAAACGCTGATTCTTTATAGCCAACTATGTGACTTTTTACTTTCCACCAAATACACTTAAAAGCTAACGGATAGTATTCTAGATATCTGTAAAGATACTCATCTTTTGTTTTTTCTAAAAATGTTAGAAGATTTTTGACCTCTGGCGTTTGATCTCTATGTATGCTAGCGCCTCTTCCTGGCATCATGTCTACGCCATCTTTGCCAAAAAAATAGCCACTTCTATTTATGTATATTTCTTCTCCAGTTTCTGGATCAGTACCAAGAGTATACATGTCAGCTTTTTCTCTGGCAATTACTTTTTCGCATAAATCAAAAACATAATCCCAGTCTATTGTAAAAGCGTTTTTGAAATGTACTACCCCACCGCCAAAGTCAGTGCCTTCTACAAAATTATTAATCATTGTGAATTTCTTTCATTGTATTTGCACTGTTGTGCAATCTATACGTAGGAAAAAGTTTTTCTTCTATTTTTTCTTGGTCACCAGAATATTTCTCGTTAATAAAATTAATATAGTCTTTGACTAAGTCTTTTAGCCATATTTGCCCCTGTAATCCAACTGGTATTTGCTCGTGGGATATATTTATACCCCTACTTGGGTCTTCTGAGCCATGACAATAATAGCCTATGTATGCGTATCTTTCTCCTGCCTTACACTGTAGAACTTCATGAGTACCTAGGTAGTTGGACGGGAACATGAGTAGGTCACCGGCTTGAGGTCTGTAAACTATATTAGCGTATGGAAAACTTATTTCTCCACCTACATAATTTTTTCCATCTAAAAGATTTTCTGATTCAACTGAAGAATTTAAGTAGATAATTGAGCCAACAACATTTCTTGTTGCGACTTGAAGATCTGGCTCAAAACCTGGTTGATAATTTACATCATTGTCACTGTGTAGACCCATTAAACTGCCTGGCCCATAAGCTAGAACATGGCCCTGCATTCTCCACCATAGGCTAGGAAGAATCATTGGGTATATATCTGCGTACAAAATAGCGCAATCATACATTGCTTGTTCGCATGAAGTAAAAAGTTGGACTATATCATCATCAGTATTTGAGTCAATAAAATTCATAATATGACTAGAACTTTTATTGACTTCCTCTATGGTGTACCTATGACCGCTCCTATTTATCGCATATAAAGGGTTATTAGAGTCATCATAGACTATGTTATAGTCTTCTTTTATTGCTTTTTCTTTTAGATTTTTTATATAATCAATAAACTTAAAATTGTCTATCGAAACGGCGTTTTTAAAACAAACAATTCCGCTCCCCAAATTTTGGACAACAATATTTTTATTCATATAAAAAATTATATCACAGATATATTATTTTCTGTGATATGCAGACCAGTCTTGATCAAAGCTTATTCTTGGATTTTCTGGATGAAAATTAGCACTTACTACAACTCTTTTTTCTTCTTTATTACTATGGCGGTTTGTTTTATGATTCAAAAAAGAATTAAAAATTATTAAAGATCCACTTTCTGGTTTAATAGAAACACTCTTTTCAATAGTATTACATGCTGTAATATCAAATATTAAATCCGCACTACCCTCTGGAGCTTTTGGGTAATACGCTATAGAATAATATTCAGTTTGGTCTAAGAAACGATTTGACTTATGAGAGTGAATTGAAACTGATTGACCATATTCAAGAGTCAATGTCCATATTTCGGAAAGACTCATTGGTTTATTTAAGATAGATACAACTTTTTCTGTTATTTTTTTTATTAATTTTTCTGATTCACTTTTACCAAATGGATATCTTTGATCTTCATAGTATGTATGATTTTTATTATCTAAAAATTTTTCATCTATAGAAAGATCTGTTTCATTCATTTCTTTTAAAAACAAATCATTATCAATGCCCTCTATTGAAGTTTTGATAATTTGTATTGAGAGCAGATCAATATATTCTATACTATTCATAGTAAAATTTGTTTGCAGCTAAACCAGAAGGTGGGCTATCTTTATGCCAAACGTTAATGACCATAACTTGTCTTTTCCCAGTTATTGGGGGGGTTGTGTTATGAATAGTATGACCCGCATCAAAGATGATCAATCTGTTTGGCTTACAAGCTATTCTTTCTCTTAACTCTAAAGGAGCTATCAAAGGATCTATATTTTCTCGCTCTAGGGCATTTGTTGTATTTTCAGATACTGTTATTGGATGTAATTCTAAAAATCCACCAACAACATTATTCGTATGGGGATAATAAACAGAACCAATAATTGGCCCCCTAAAAGTTCTGTCCTCTGCGTATAAAAAAGTATCTTCATCAACATGAACATCAAGATACTGACCAGGATTAAATGTTCTTGTCCAGTACTCAAATCCACATACTTCTTCTAGGCTAAACGGCAGATTTTCTTGCCATAAATCTTTTATTATTTTTTTAGCCAGTGTATTTGTTGGGCTTTTCCACCACCCATCCCAAAACATATATGGGGCAAAGCAGCTTGCCTGCTCGTAATGGTATGAGTTTAGTTCAGTAGCAATTCGCGTTTCATCACCCATTGAAGCTGGAAATAGAGTCTCGCTTGACTCTATTTCAGTCAAAAGACTAGGATCTTTAATAGCGTCATCTATAACAAGCATAGTTGCTATTATACTACATTTTTATGGCTACTGAAGTACCTATGGTCGTATAGTCGTGATAAAGAAGAGATCCATCAATACTCTTTAGCTGTTCGCAGATTTCAGTATATGGAGAATATTCTGCTCCATTTTCATAAACGTTTCCATTATCGTTCATAAACGATATCAAAAGCACACCACCTGGATTTAGCATTTGGTAGTACGACTTTACGACTTCTGGATTATGAACAACATCAAAAGAATACAGACTAATGAAATCAAATGGACCAGCTTCTGCTGCTTCTGCTTGCTGTTTTGTGACAACGTTATAGTCCCATCCTGTAAACTCATCTTTTAAAAGATGTTCAAAAAGATCAAGCTGTATTCCATTTAAAACACTTAAAGATGCTCTATCGTTGACAAGTTTGGAAAAATTGACGTTAAATGCCGTGTTAGTGATTAATGCAGTGCTGGGATTCTTTAACAAGAATACTTGCTCTTGAAATCCATCTCCATAATTTGAAGATAGAGCTTGTGACCACTTTGAAGATTCTGTACCAAACATCTCAAAAAGCCATATATATATGTCAAAACCGACTGCATTTTTTCTTTTATCTAATGAAAGTGTATCTAGGTATGTTTTTACTTTTGAATACCTATCGAGTATTTGTTGATCAGAATTTCCAACACTGTACTTGGTTAGGTTGTTAATATAAGAAAAGTATCTATTTGTTTGAATTAGATTATCCACGATTTAATGCTCCTAATGCTACTTGACGTAAGTACCAAAATCTTCTTATGCTTGACAAGAGATGGATTCTTTGAGATCTTAAATAGAGATAATCTGGTTCAGAATGGTATGAGAGAACGGCATCTTGTGAGTTATCGCCTGAGGTAAATGTATTTACTTCAGAAGGTCTTGCTGAAGTAACTATTGCCATAGTTCTTGCAGACTCAACCAACTCATCAATAGTTGTTGAGTTTAGATTTTCTGGATTCATTCCAATTATATTCATAAAATATGAAATATTGTATTCTATATAATCTAGGTCTTTTTGTGCATCATAGCTCATAATAATTCCTCGTCATCTATATCTATAAAATCAAGTTTATTTTGGAAGTGGTTTTTATCCCATAATATCTTGCAGTATATTTCTTTACCGTCAGCAAACTGATATGTTCCTTTATTTGGAAGAAAAATTGGAGGTTCGTCCAAAAAAATTTCTTCATCTATAGAGTGGTTATTAATATCTGACATATTTCTATTATACCAATTTATTTAGAGCTTGTACCTGATTCAATAAAGACTGAACTGATTTTTGTTTTTGTTCAGGTAATTCTGCGTAATTTGCTACTAAATCATCAACTGAACTTGCCGAAAGAGCGTCTTCTGGAAGAATACCAAGAGTTAAAGAAAGAACATATATTGATTTTTCTAAATACTCAGTTGCTTTTTGCTTAGCTCGGGTTTTTTCTTCATTGGATATAGCCATTTTTTTTCCTTATTTTATAGTTGTGACAATTTTGTGTTTATTTTGTTTAATGATTGAATTGCTGAATCAGTGTACTTTCTAAGAGAAAAATCTGGTGCTAATTGCGTTTCTTCTGAGTCAGCGTCAAAACTCCAGTCACTAAGTTGGAAAACTTCTGCATCGTACCCTAATTTAACTAAGCTTTTATAGACTTCAGCTTCAACTTCTTTTTTAGCTGTGTTTAAAATGACTTTTTTCTCAGCGTTTGATATTGATTGTAGTAGCATTTTTCCTCGCTTTTTAAGATGATTTCTACGACTTAATAGTAATTATACTGAAGGATTATTTAACTTTAATAATCCTAAATTTGCTGGACCTATTCTTTCGCCCTTTTCATTTAATCCAGTTTTAATTCCTTTCATCCAAGTCCATGGTTCTTCTCTGTTCTTTTTCATTTTTGCATCGCCGTATTCTTGTCTAGATTTCATTAAATCTGGTTTATCCCATAAGTTATCTACTTCAAATTCAACTGATTCTAATAGATCGCTTTTAAAAATATTAAAAAACATAAAAGGCATTCCTGCTGGAAATGTGATTGGTTCACCAACTTTTGTTATCATCCAATTCATTTGAAATTCATCTGGCCACCAACTACTTGGTATTATTGCGGACAGGGCAAATGCTCCGTCCATATAATAGTTTGGTGAACCGCTTATCATTGTATCATATCCGTCTTCAGTACCAAATGCCCATCCAACAGAGAAGGAAACCATGCCGACAATGCCACCGTAAGCTAATTGTCTATCTTTATACATTTCTCCTTCTAAAATTTTTGGAACACTGTTTCCCCCATCCCACTGAACAACAACATCTTGAGGAAGAATTAGCTCCCAGCCACTTATATTCGCTGTTGTTACGGGCAAGCATTGATAGGCGTGTTTTTTGTATGTGTTGTCCATCCAATCTCTTTTTATTCTAGATTGAATAATTTCAGGTGGATTTTGATGTGTTTTAGTTAGGGTAACCTTAGTCATATATCAAACTAGCTCTTCTAACATTACTTCAATAGCTGCTTTAATATTAACTAAAGCCTGTTGTGAATTTGTTTTTCTATTTCCTGCATCAAAAGCTAAATCCAATAGATCTGAATTGCAGAATCTGTACATTTTTTTACCATCTCTAGAGATAATAAACTTTTCAAAGTTTCCCTGGACTGGTCCTCCATTAGCTGGGAACCCTCCATACTGAAGAATGTCATATAACTTATGAGGAGTAGAACCTATTTCTTCGTCTTTTTTGATAGTTACCATCTCAGCATACGGTAATTCTGTGTTGTAATAATCACGCATGTGATCTCTCATTTTTTCGGGAGTTGCACTGGTATCAGCAAACTCTCCGTAGGCAAATTCGCAAAAATCTGTACTGGGAATTGCCAGCACTTCAAAGCCTTTATCTTTATATTCGTGATATAAAGACTCAATAATTGGGTATTGAGCAGAATTGGCACATTCTCCAGTAACATTCGTGATCATTGTTACTTTGCCTTTATATTTTGAAAGTAAATTTTCTTCCCCGTCTAAGGATTTAATGGGGATATCATACAGAGATGTTTCAAATTTTTGAAGTGTAGGTAACTCTTCAAGCGAGAAAGTGTTTGCGTTTTGCTCTATGTTATCTGGCATTTTTTCTCCTATGAGGGCATTGGGTATGATAGTGGCTCGTTTGTGCCTTTTGAGATACCCTTTGTTGGATCTGCTTTAGTACCATCTACCGCATGGCCTAAGCTATGCTTATGATTATTATCATTATAATCAAACATGGTCACTGCGGAGTATTTCACCCCACTAGTAACCTTTAGTGATGCATGTGCATAGATAAAGGTTGATGGAAATAAAATTATATCTCCGGCTTGTGGTTTAAAATTAATATTTAAATATGGAAACCAAAGTTCCCCACCCTCGTAATCATCATTCAAATACATGACAGAAGACACAGTACACGTATATGAGAATCCATGATCTGCGTGGACTGCGAAGTGTTGGCCTGGTTTATATCTTACGAAGTTAATAGCTTCCATATAATCCATTTTAAAATTATATAAAGATTCATAGTGTGTTAAACATTTTTTTAAATTTGTTTCTACGTCTTCATAGCATCTTTTCACTTCTTCAAACTCCGGTGTTAAAAACTTCCAGTGGTCTGGGTGCATTTTTAGGTCAACACAATCTCTATACTCTGGCATTTTTGTATTATATCCAACCAAAGCTTCTGACCATTTAAAGAGTTCATGATTACTGTTGCCTATGGTGGCTTCTAATCTTTCTGGTATATTTAGCTCTTTTGGTATAGCGTTTCTATAAAGAAAAATTCCAAACTTGCGGTTATCCTCTATGTTATTACAGGAACCTACGTGAAAATATTCCATTTTTATTTCCTTCAATCAATAAATTTGTTTAGTGATATACTATACCATATAAATATATGCCCAAGGAGTAGAATGTGAATTCCCCACAAAAAGAAAAATCTTTAATAGAGCCTGGTCATTTTGGTTCTTCAAAAGATAATATTCTTATAGTAAAGAATTTTGTTGATTTAGAAGATCTTAAAACAATACAAAAATTTCTTCCTACAATAAACGAATGGATGGATGCTGGAGAAAATCAATATTCAGAAGATGGAACCTGCACATACGATGCTTCGTACTGGCAAAATAGGCAATGCAGTTGCGATATTCTTAAAAGAATTAATTTAGAAATATATGACTTAATAGATAAATATATTTTAAAAATGAAATCTTGTCTAGAAGATAAGTTTAAAGTTAAACTTCATCCAAGACCTCCAGTAATCATAAGATGGTTTCCAGGACTAGAGCAGCAGCCGCATGCTGATAAACAATTAAATGATGGATCGCCTAATCCATTTCCTACTTATGATCTTAATTCACTTATTTATTATAACGATGATTTTACTGGTGGGGAATTATATTACCCGCAACATGATTTGGTTATTAAGCCAGAGCCAGGTCTTGGTGTCGCTCACCCTGGAGATATTAACTATCTTCATGGAGTAAAAATGGTTACTTCTGGAGAGCGTTTTACCACTCCATCTTTTTACACTATAACTGAACTATTGTAATCAGCTGTAAACAAACCCTTCACCATCAACCCAATCATTATCATTGTTGTATATTCTTGGAACACCTGATCGTGTTGGCTCTATTTTTGGATGAAGTTTATCGGTATAGTCCCACCAAGTTAATACAGAGTATCTTATTCCTGATTTTACTGGATTGACTTTATGAGCGTGCGTAAAACCAGATGGAAAAAATACAAGATCTCCTGCTTCAGGAGTAAACTCTAAATCCAATAATGGAAAACCTAATTCTCCACCTTCATAATCATCATTTAGATATGCTAAGGCAGAAACTGTACAGGATTCGCTTGAACCATCGTCCACATGACTAACAAAATGATGCCCTTGTCCATATTTAATAAAATTTAATCCAGCTCTCCAGCCAAGTTTTAAATTAAATATTTCCTTATAATGCTCAATAGTCTCATCAAATACTTTTTCAATTTCTTCATAACATAATTTTATTTCTTCAAATTCTGGGGTTAAAAACTTCCAGTAATCTGAATGTATTTTAAAATCAAAACATGTTCTATAGTCTGAAAGATCTTTTCCGTTTACGCGGGTTGAATCTGTCCACTTAAACAGCTCATCAGAGCTATTACCTAATACTGACTCTAATCTTTCTATTAATTGAAGACCATTTGGAATAGCGTTTTTATATATATAGACGCCTAAGGCAGGATTTTCTATTTTAATATTCTTTTTTTCCATGTCTTTGTGTAAAACTTTCTTGTCTTTTTAAGATAAATTTAATTGATACATAATTAGTGTAAAGCATTGGGGTTATTGGCACCCAGTAAATAGCAAACCATTTCCATATTTCAGACGAATAAAATCTCCATTGAAATATTGAATAAATAACAAAAATAGGAAAAGGTATAATATAACTCATTATCGCCCATGATCTTAACCATTCTAAATTATAATATGCTTTTAACGTATTATATATCATGTAAGGGATACATAAACTAACTGTAAATAACATTATTATCAGCATTTGAGCTGGTTTATTTTTATTAAAGTCAACACCAAGAGCTAATATGCTAAAGAAAATCACCCCATAATGGTGATAGGCGATGTCTTTTCTAAGATAGTATTTTTTAGCTTTGATCAAACTTAATGTTTCTACAGCTAATAAATTCATTGTTAATGACTTCATAGCTACATTAGGATAATTACCATATCTTATATCGGTTATGTAGTAGTAAATTAAACCAATTACTGCAATAGCGCACTGGATAGTTTTAATTAAATTGGAGGTTGCACTGGTTTCGCCATAGTGCTTTTTTCCATCTGGTCTAAGTATTGATCTAAATTTTTCACTGTTATATAAGTAATTAAAAAAAACAAAACTAAGTATAAGAAAAAATATTGGAATAATATTTTCTGATATAAAAGGATTCACAAACATTTTAATTCTCCATATTGATAACTAATTAAAATTAATCATCAATATATTACCACACCAACACTTAAGTTTACTTAAATGCTGGTGGGAAATATGGTGGGAAGAACGGTGGGAAAAATGGTGGGAAGAACGGTGGGAAAAATGGTGGGAAGAACGGTGGGAACCATGGTGGGAAGTACGGAGGAAAGTACGGAGGAAAATATGGCGGAAAGTATGGCGGAAAAAATGGTGCATATCTTTCATACGAAATCGTCGTACCTAAAGGAGTAACAGTTGTATCTGTTAGTGCGGTTTTAACCGTATTGAGTTCTGCTGGAACACCTGTGCTAGTATTTGTTGGCGTTCCAACAACAAAGCCTGCATTGGTAATCGCGGTATTAGCTACTGAGTCAGCAGTTCCGTGCTGCTACTGTTGGTTTAGCGTTTTTTCTTTTAGAACCTTTACCTGGCTCTGGTATTCTGTTCGTTGTCATATTATGCTGCCAAGTCTCCTAATGCCACCCATGTATCAGTAGCCCTCTTAATAAGTGTAGCAGATGACCACTGAGTACGCAATTTAAGACCTGGAGTAGCGTTAACAGTTACGCCTGCTTGGGCAGCTATTGTAGTTTGACCAGCTCCAGTTTGGAGAACTGTGATCGTAGTTCCTACTGGATAAGCTACGTTTGCGTTACTTGGAACTGTAAGGTTATTTCCTGAACCTACGTTCATTTCAATCATTTTGCCTCTATCAGCTAATACTAAAGTGTATGCTGCTGTTTGGGCATTGGTTACAGTGTCACCAAATATTCTTTGGTAGGTAGTTCCATCATTTGTGAACTCCCAACAGTCATCTGTTTCATTCCAACGAAGAACAACATTTGTTGATGTTCCACGCTCAACTTCAATTCCAGCGTTTTCTGAAGGTGTTCCAGCTTCATTATTATTCAATATAATAATGTTGTCATTTATTGTTAAAGTTTCTGTATTAATGGTTGTTGTTGTCCCAGAAACTGTCAAGTTACCAGAAACAGTCAAGTTTCCAGCAACTGTTGGGTTAGAAGTATTGACCCAGGCTGATCCATTATAAAGGAGAACTTGGTTTGCGACGGCTGAAGTAATTGTTACATCTGAAAGCTCTGATACGCCAATTGTTTCAGCAAGTCCAGCGTTAACCCAAGCTGAACCATTATACTTTAAAAATTGACCAGATGTAAGAGAAGTTATTGTTACTCCACCAACATCATCAATGTCGTTAATTGTTGGAATTGAACCCCACTCAATGCCAGCAGCTGCTGAAGAATTTGCTCTCAAGAAATAGCCATCTGT